CGTTCGGTTGTCGTCAAACTTCGTTTGTTGTCGAGCCTTCGTCTCTGCGGTTGACCAAAATCTCCAACTGTTCTGTGTAACGCCGCAACAAATATATTACGGGATGCCGGAGGCTAATAAATTCCGGTAGGGCAAGACCAACGGAAAACGGCTTATCATCTGTCAGGAAACAGTAACCGCCGTGTTCGCCAATCCAGGCCGCCGCCTCAATCAAGTCCCTATCCATCGCCATGCTAAACCTCGTTGCGAGTTTTGCATCGGCGGCAAACGATTACCGTCCCTGGCGCCGCCTTCTCTGCTAACAGTTTCCCACATGACTCGCATCGCAGTTCCTTCGTCACCATATGCCCACCCCTGGCGCACCAGTTCGCCCGTAGACAGCCAGAGCCAGAGCCATCACACAATCGTCGTGCGTTCCCTCTGGCGCGCTGTATCTAACGCCTGTCCTGGTGTACTCGAAAGCGAAGGCATCCAGTTCAGACACTATCGGCCCCTGTGGATAACGAATCTCGCGGGTCTGAATGGCAACCGCCAATCCCTCCATCAACTTCTGTTTGCTACTTGAGGAAAAGTGATAGCCCTGGACGTTCGATAACGAACGCTGGAGCCGTTCAACGATGGGGTCGCCAACTCCAGTTGAATCTACCACGGCAGGGATGTCTCCCACCTCTTGAGTGAGCCGCCGAACAGTCTCTTCCCAGGGCCACTGATATCTGTCGAGGCGACAGACTGCCCCATCTTCATCCAGGCCAATCGCCACAGTCCAGTCCACGCTCTTGGCTAAGTCAACGCCATAGACGACGGGAGACTTGCCAGATATGTCGCCAATGCACTCTCGAATCGCCTCCTGCCCGAACGGGTTACCGCCGTCGTCTGAAGGCTCTGCATAGTACAACTCGCGGAACACGGCTTCGGGTAGCTGTCTCTGAGCCTGGGCAACCTCGTCCTCTGCCACGATGCCAGCCTCTACCGCGTCGGCCGCCGTCAACTTGGCGTAATGCCACCCAGGCTCCCCGCCCTCAGCCCTACGCGCTAACTGGTACGCCCAGTTGCGTCTGCCTTTGACGTTGCCGATGATTCTGATTGACCCTCTTGTCGCTGTCAGTGTCGTCCGTATCGCGAACCAAGCCTCTTGGCGCATCCGCGTTGCCTCATCCAGCACAGCCGCATATACGTCCTCGCCGTATAGGTTGTCGGGTTTCTCAGCCGAGCGGAACGAGATAACCGCACCATTAACCAGGGTGACAGTTAGTTCGCTCTCGTTTGATGTGTAGAGACTTTGAGACAGTCCGCGCTTGAGCCTACGGTATGCAATACGGGCCTGAGGATACACAGGAGAGACCCACCAGAACGCTTGCCCAGGTCGCCCGTGCATTGCCTGTTCAAGTATCCACGCAATGCAGGCAACCGTTTTCCCGCATTTCGTGGAGCCCTCAATTACGCTGTACCGTTCAGGGCTGAATATCGCCGACTGTTGCTTCGGATATAGGGGCGGTCTCCGATATGAGATGGTCGGGACTGTTGCCGTTTTGGTTGTCACTGGCAGCCTCGATACTGAATGTCACCTCGCCCTGGGTGAGATGTATGGAGCGTTGGTCAATTGTGATTAGCGGCTCTTTCGGAATCACGCCGTTAATCTCGCTGATGCGGTGCATGATAGACATAACCATCCGCGTCGCCTCAGCGTCACCGTTGAGAGCCTGCGGCCACCAGCGGCTCAGAAGGGTATTGTATCTATCCATCTGGAGGGCGCGTATCGCGTCAGCCATGCCGGAATACTTCTCGGCCAAGTCACTCAGAACGCGCTTGATGTCCCGATGGACGAGTCCCTTCGAGACGCCAAGAGTCTCAGCGATTTGCTTCTCTGTCGCGCCACCTTTGTACAGTTCGAGCGTTTGGTATCGCCGCACTTCGGCGTTGGCGCGTATCTGAGCGGTTGGATTGAGTCCCGGCTGTTTGCGCTCCGGCATCAAAAATCTATCTGGATTGAATACTGGGAGCCGCCCTTTGTCACCTTCTTGATAAAGCCAGGGTAATTATCCATTAAGTCTCTGATGGCTTTGTCCTCCATTGCCTGCGTCCTGTAATCACCACATCCCCCCTGAGTCGTCCAATGCTCATTTCTCCAGAATAAATATCTTGCGCCTACTATCCCGCCATCATCCCGAATACATCGCAGACTAAGCTCGTAATCTTCCTTTACTGGATAATCAGCGTCGAACCGGATGCCGTCATTGACCAACCCCATGCAGGATGCCGTCACATACGAATGCCAAACGAAGGGCTTGTGCGGGTGCAGGACTCTGGGTTGTCCCGTTGTCTCAGCCCCCCATAAATGATAGCCAAGGTCATCGGTCACGTGGAATAATCGGAGCCATTCCTTTATCAGGGCGGGTTCTCTCATCTTGATTTTCCTGACCCTCTCCACTCCAAGCACAAAATAACCGACATCTATAACGTCATCGTCAACGAACACAACATATCTCTGGTCAGTATTGTCCAGAATCCAATTGCGAGTAGCAGTGATACCTCGTACCTCTTCCGGCACCTCCACGACATCCGCATCAGGATAAGCCCTGCGATAATGGCCTCCCTCGGAAAGCGGCACGTATACCACGCCAGATGGGAGAACCTTCAACGTCTTAACCTTGTCGGCTCTTCCCTTGCTAGGTATTGCTACAAGCATCAAGTAATCTCCTCGCCGTAATCACCCGCTCTACCCCTACCTCGTCCGACCTTCTTGAGTCTTTTGTCTTGTATCCTCCTCGCCGCACCGTCTTCAACTCTAGATGCTCGACTAATAACGCAAACTCTGCATCCGAGTCGCAGACCACGACAATATATTCTCGTTGTGGCTTGAGTTGAATTGCTTGGTCAACCAAGACCTCACGGCTAGGCTTAGTTCCACCAGACGAGTCGTTGTCTTTTTGGAGTAGCCCTTGCAACATCTCTCTAACAGCAACACTCTCCACCTCCAGGGTCTCGGTCAACATCTTCAAGGACTCACCATCCGCTTCTGCCATCGCCGCCAATGGGTCAAGGGTTGCCAACATCAGGTCTGCCTCGGCCTCGTTGATGTCCAACACCAGAACCGGAACCTGGGAGTCCGGTGTTGTTTCGGCGCGGAGGTGACCATCCACCAGCATTAACCCCTGGTCGGTCTCACGGGCTAGGAGCGCATCAGCATACCCAACCTCGGCTAAGACCCCTCTAAGCGCATCCTGCTGTGCCACAGGGTGGGTTCTCCAGTTCTTCGGGTTGGGTATCAGGTCGGACGCTTTAACCCGCCTCAGTTCCTTGATGCGGTCTCGTATCTCCATTGCTTACTCCCTATGCGCTCACTGGGGTTACTGTTATTGTCACACGGTTCTCCGCCATCGTTCTAACTTTGTGGTGGTTGATGGTATAGGACACAATGTGCTTGGGGTCATCGTCAGCCAGAATACCACAGTCAACCAATCCGTCTATCGACGGCGCAACAGCGCAGGCCAACCCGTCATAGTCGAGCGGTCTCCTGGCATAGTATTGGGTGATGGACACAGCGGCGGTGTCCGGTGTTTCCCAATCCGATGGCATCTCAGCCAACCCCAAAATAAACGCCACCTCCCGAGCCTCTGCCGACAACTTTTGAGACACCCGCCAATTCGACTTTCGCAGACCATTCTTCGACAGCCTGTTATCAGGTATTACCTCGATGGTTAACGGTTCCATAATCTCAATCTCTCTATAACTCCCACATATAACCCCTACGCCCTACGTAGTAGGGCTAGGGGATATATGGTTATAACTACTATAACGGTGGATAACAGTTAACCGTGTGATGGATAACAGTTAACCACCATCAAGCCAACGTATCAGGATGGTGACCCAACGGCAAACCAATTTGCCTGCCGTAACGTATGTTGGCGGTAAGTTGGTCACCGTCTTGTTGCCAGTATCGCAGAGGCATCGCCAATTGTGGATTATGGCCTCGGTTAATGGCAAAAGCGTACTCCAGGAAATGCGCCATTGTCGCCGTGTAGGTTATGCCCTTGTCCGAGGCCCACACCTCGATTCTGGTGGCCCCGGCGTCCTGTGCCTCCTCGATAGTGGCCCTGTCAAATGCCCAGGAAGGTGGTTTGCGGAGCATGTGCTTTGTAGAGTCAACCTTCTTAAACAAGGCCTCCCCGTCAATCACTGCCACAACCCGCCCGTCGGCTGTGCGTATTGGTGTTGCCATATGTCCTCCTCCCATCTGTTAACAGATGGTTCTAAGCTGGTTGTTAATGGGTTGTCGCATGTAAAGAGCCAGCCTCCTAAATAACTCATCTCTTAATATTGACAAAAGCATCCGAAATTATCGCCCAAATTCATCTCAAGTTGGTCCGTGAACTCTCGTTCGTTCAGTTGTTCCAGCGTCAGTTCGGTGGCTACGCCGCCACGCCTGTCTTTGAGTATCGACCTGGCCCCCCTCGGCCCGCCCTGTGCCCTGGCATTTTGCTCCCAGCGGCTCACCTCGTCATATCGGTCTGGCATGGTTTTCTTCAATCTCAGCCATTCCTTTATACCTTGCCTGACGCATCTGCCACCGCAATTGTTGTGGGGATATCCGAGCGTGTATAGGTGCGGAATCTCAATGCCCCATCCGCTGATAGTTAGCGTGTACGACATCAGCGGCAACGGCTTCCACAACAACGGAAAGTCCACGGTCACGCCATCCACTTCCTCATACGCGGCTTTTGGCCGGGCCATCCGATGCTCCTCGTCCCATGACAGGCCCAGGTGTACGGTCAGAGGCTTTGGCAATGCCTTGATATATTTCAGGAATGGCTTCTGTTTCAGTTCGTGGGAGCATGGAGCCACCCAGGCATTCGGGATGATTTGTCTCTGGTCGGCGACTTCCAGCGGCGTCCGCCCGTCTGTGTGCCGCACAATCTCCTTCTCCCATCTAGCTTCCAAGTCCTTCAGGAACCTATACAAATCCTCGTCCTCCCACAAGGTGTCGGCAAACCACAGCGTCACGGTGTCTGAGCCGTACCGTTCAATTACCCTGTCAGCTGCGACAGCGGACGCGCTACCACCGCTTAGTGAAACGATATGTTGCATATCTACTCCCTTCGTGTAATCAAAACCATCAAAACCTCGTCACCAATTGGTTTCCGAACTGTCCCACTTCCCGTTGACGCTTGTGAATCTGTCGTCCCGTGAAAGGGTTGCGGTGATGACCTTCATGGTGGCATCCATGAGGTCTGCTAGGGTCTCAGAGGATTGTGGCCCGTGCTGTTCAATCGCCATCAACGCCCTCTCAGCATAAGGGAGACCAGCCGCCAGTTGGGCGTTTTCTCGGATGTTAAGTCCCTCGATGGTGCACCCTCTGTCCCAGGTCAACCGAATGCCTATGGGGTCGCGCAACGGCCCCAGGTTGGACTTCCGGTGGTGTAGGGCATAGTCGGAGTAATTGGCGTTCGTGGTCTGGGCTGACTGCAACTCGAAAGTGTTGCGCGGGATGTTCTGCCAGTACACAGACCCGAATGGGCTACTGTTTGCGCCCTTCTTGGCCGCATGGGTTACATGGGCCAGAATTAGGGATTGGAGCGGTTTATTGTGGTCACTGAGACTACGAAGAGCCTCGAAGAACGATAACGTGCTACTAGCGTTCTCAGGCTCCCCACCACACGCAGGGCCAGCACTGTCGATGCAGATGGTTCCGATGTTCTTCTCCGCTATCTGCGCCTTGAGAAACTCCACGTCGTTAATGAGCGGCCCGGCCATGAAGCGGTAATACACCATTCCCGTCCTGCCACCCTGTGGGGCATCAGGGTCGGGCCAATCACCGGGGTTAATCTCCCTGGCCTGGAGAATCTCCCGGTTGCGCCACCAGGTCTGATTCTCCGATGTCTCCCAATCTAGTATCAGGCAGTTAGACTGTTTAGCCGTTAGACCGCCTGCGTCGAGGCCAGTATGTATAGCACTCAGGAAGTTCAGGGCAAGGATGCTTTTCCCCACTCCTCCCGGGCCATACATCAGGGTTGGCATGCCTTCCCAGATTAACCCCGACAGAATTTGTTCTGTGGGCTGTGGTGGTGGCATCGCTCCCAGGGCCAACACCGGGGTTCCGGCCCTGTACGTCTCAAGCACCAGGATGGTGGCCTGAGTGAGTCTCTGCCGCCAATCCATCCGCTCAGACAACTTTTCAAGGTCGCTGATAACGGCCCTCCAGGTCTTGGTGATACTTGTCCGAAGAGGCCCCAGCAGATGCGGAGCCAATTCGGACTCGTCCTGGATAGTTATTTCAGCGTCAACGTGATAGTCACGATGCTCGTATATTCTGGTCATTCTTACGGTTACACCCTCGTCCCAGCGGACGACATAGGTGTTACCCAAGACCTCAAGGGTTGGAACTGATAGTTCGTTAGTCATAACGGGGTTCCTCCCCGTCGGGCGGGTGGTTTGGCTTCGGTCTGTTGACGGCTCGGCTTAAATCGAGACTTCCGCTCCGTCAACAATTCCTCAACTAAATCACCCATGCGTAGAATGGCATCGGCCAGCCCCATCTCTGAGGCCAGCCGAGAACCCTCCGAACTGCGTTTTGCGTATTCCATCCGGCACCATGCAGAGCCTGACGCCACCATGAAATCATGGTCATCGCAGTAATCAGGAGTGCATGGCATTATTCTTCTATTTCCTCAAGCAACAACTCGGCGAGTCCCTGCGCCGTGTTGTCTTTTTCCTTGAGATAATCTGCCGAAGTGTCGAACCCGTGGTTGTTGAGAACTTCCGCTATCTGAGCCTTCGACCAACCCATCGCCGTCGTCCACTTGCCCAGAGCGGCCCTGTTCCGAATCAACGGCACCTCTGGCCCTCCCAGGATGTCCTCGATTGTTGGTGGCTCTGGCTCCGGCGGCATATCGGCCCCGTGAGGCTCAAAGGTTGAGAAGTCGTCATCTGAAACAACAGAGACCACGGTGGCCCCTGCCGCCTGGGCGGCTCCCACCATCCCACCAGCCAGCCGAGCGGCAAGCCTCGTGTTGTACCAGTTCGCGAGAGGTTCAGCCAGTTCAATCAATCCCTGTATGGTCAGGCTCCCAGGTTCCTCCATCGCAATCACATTCCTCACAGCCTCCCTATCGTTCACGTTCTCCTCTCGAAGCCTGACGGCACGGTCAGCGTCGAGAAACACTGCCCCGCCGCTGGTTGTGGGCGCCGAGGATG